ATTAAATTTTACTGTCGTCTTTTTTTTACTTTTTTCTGACTCTGTTAATACTTCAACATTAAGATTATCTTTAAAATAAAAATCTGAACTTATGTTTTCTTGGTCAATTATTGTATTTGTTTTTCCAAAAGTAAATATTTCTCCTTCTTTCATCCCATTAGTTACAATTTTACCAATAAAAGGTATTAAAGATTTCAATTCAATATTCTTTTTTTCATTTCTATATATGCCAATCTCATCATAACAATATTTTATATTTTGTGGGCACATAATAATAATCTCAGATTTTTTTCTTTCTTCTATTAGTTTAAAAATATTTTTTAAATCTTTTAAACACTCAATTTCTTTTGAATCTCCAGAAATCCAAATTTTGGGATCACTTAAGTCTATAATATTAATATCAAAATCGTCTAATACTGTAGGTTGAAGTATTGAATTTTGTTCTAAAATTTTGTATTTATCTTTTTCCACATATCTTCTTAAATATTGAATTTTCATAAGCTCCTCCTAAAAATATAATGATATATATTATACCTCAAGTCCAAAAATATTCAATTCCCATTGTCCGATTTTTTCTATAGAAACTGTTTTAAATTTGGAGGAAAATAATCAGGCCCTTTTATTACTTTTCCATCTTCTCGCCTTAAAATTACTCCGTCCTTATTTCTTTTGCTCATATTACTTCTATGCACTTCGCTAAATGCTTGAAATAATATTTCTCCAAATCCATTTTCTTTTACAAATCCATATATCATGTTTATTTTTTTGTCTAAACGATAATCAAGCAAGTTTTTTAAATCATATTTACTTGTCATTGACTCCAGCAATGTTCCAAGTCTTATATACAGCATGTCACATACCGCATCCAGTCTTTCAACTTTATCTTTTGCAGATCTGTATTCCCTAAATTCTTCTTCAAATAAATCAAACCTTAAAATCTTTCTTTCCGAAGTCATTTCTTTCCCTTTGTACAGATATTCAGTATCTCTGATTTGTCTGTAAAATTCTTCTACCATATCAATCATTTTTTCTGTCTTATTTTCCATTATTTTTCCTCCTCAATTTTCATTAAATATCATTTTATTTGCACCTCATTAAACAAATCATTTCCAATTCTACTTTTAGCAATTTCTATATATTCCTGATTTAATTCAATTCCTATACCATTTCTATTTAATTTTTTTGCAACTTTTAAAGTTGTTCCACTTCCTAAAAACGGATCTAATACAATTCCGTTTTCAGGACATCCTGCAAGAATACATCTTCTAACAAGTTCTTCTGGAAAAGTTGCAAAATGCGCTTCTGAAATTCCTTTTGTTGCTATTTTCCAAACCGTTCTCATATTTCTTCCTTTTTCATTATATGCCGCTTTCCAAGGTTTATTTATTTCACGCATTCCTGTCCTGCTTTCTCCTGCTCCTAGCATTTTCTTTTTTCCAGTAGGCATTATGCCGTCTTTAAATGCTGTTAAAGTTTTTTCTGAAAATGTTTCATATTGTTTTTCAAAAAAATATTTCTCACTTTTAGTAAAAAAATATATTTTTTCAAAGTCGTTAGTAAACCTATCTTGCACAGCTTCTGGAACCACATTCGGCTTATGCCAAATTATTTCGTTTCTTAATATCCAGCCCTTTTCAATCATTATTATTGCAATTTTTTCAGGAATCATCATCCTTGATTTTCTTCGTATAGATATATATTTAGAATTTGAATAAGTGTCTCCCATGTTTACGAATACCGTTCCTGTATCTTTTAATACTCTCCAGCATTCATTGAAAATTTCTATAAATTTTTCAATATATTCTTCTACTGTATCTTCCAAGCCTAACTGTCCCAAAACTCCGTAGTCCCTTAGTTGCCAATAAGGCGGAGATGTCACTATGCAGTCTACGCTCTTATCTTTTAACAATTTTATTTTTTCAAGTGCATCTCCATACAATATTTCAATCATAATTCACTCCTTTTTTCCTTGAAGGCCCTGAAATGTCCTGGATAAATTTTTTTCAGTTCCTTTACCTCTTCAGATGTTTTTATTTCAAATGGTTCAACGTAGATTTCCCTAAGCTTTGACATCAGCTTTTGCCTTCCTCCACCTACTCCATGATCTACTCCAATATGCCATTCAGCTGACAACGGAAGATATGAATTTCCTATTCCACCATCAAATCTATATCCCCCTAAAGCTCCCGCTGATTTTGAAATATGTGCCAACTGGGCATTTGGCTTTCCGGTTATGACACATATTTTCTTTTTAAGCATCCAGTACACCCATTTTCTGTTGTTCTGCTTCCTGTAAAGTTCGTGCATCTGATTCCACATAGGTATTTCATTGTCCATAAAGTAGTCAAACAAGAAATTAGTAAACTCTATAGCCTCCTGATTTGTTATCATTTTTAAGGCAAGGCTGAAAGTCCCTTCTAGTTTGATTAGCAGAAGCTGCATTTCTTCAATCACAAACTTCATCAGCATATCCAGTATTATTTTAGCCTTGTTTTTATTTGTGTATTTTTTTTCTAAAACCTCAATTATTTTTTTCTCCAGCTTTTCATTCAGATTTTTAAAAGGCTCATACCCTTTCAGTTGCTTTCCACTCGCTCTTATGTAAAGCTTCTTTAACTTTTTTTTGGCCTGAAATCTATAATAATCTGATATTCCAGTTTTTTCCTTGCTGGATAAATTGCTGATGTCCTTATCAGCTAAATAATAAGCAAAGCAGTCTATAAACCAGTAAATCAGTTTTTGATTTTCCCAGCTCATCATTTTAACTGACATACAAGGCCCCCTTATATTCCTAGAAGTCTTTTCCAGAAAGGCTTTTTATTTTTTTCCATGTATTTCTTTTTTTCTTTTTCACTTTCAAACCACACGAAGTTTCTTTCAGCCATCAGAAAATCATTTTTTCTTTGCAAAAAGTCAATCACTCCTTCAAGAACTTCAATGATTTCCTTTTTCTTTTTTTCATTTACCAGCTTTATTTCACCACTTACCAGTTCATTTACTCCGTTAATATTTATCAAATTGTATTGATTTCCATTTACTCCATCCAATGGAAATTTTAGTATATTTTCTTTGCTAACTTTTTTATTTACAACATTTTTGGTACTTTTATAGCCAAACAGATCTGCAACATCTTTGGCCAACAAGTAGACTTCATAGTTATATATTTTACCCCTTATTACTTTTCCTTTGCATTCAACACTTTCTAAAAATTCTAAGCTCATTCTTTTTCCTCCATAATTTCAATTTTTGATAATATTTCCAGTACCTTTTCCAGTTCCGGATTTCTAAAACCATAGTTCAGATAGTCAACTGGATTTCGGTAATGATGTCTGTTTGCTTCTATGTGTTCTTTGCAGGCCCTTTCAGTTAAAAAGGCATTTAAATATACATGTTCATAGTCTCCCGGATAACATTTTAAATCTAATGTTTCATTATTCAGATTTTCTACAGTCAATGAAGTGATTTCCTCTATTTCTTTTGAAGATTCTTCATCATAATTTAAAATCAGGTCATTTTTTAATTCTTCTACTCCTTCCTGATTATTTGTATACACCCCAAAATCTTCTCCCTCAAAAATAGCTGCAAAATAATTTCCATATCCATCACATGATGTAACAAATATATCATGCTGTATCTGATAAAATCTTGGATTTGCAGTTGCTCTATTGTCTTGTGTATTTAGTTCATGTTTCAGCTCTTTCAGAAATTTTACATCTTCTGCTGTTAAATTATTTATTTTCATTCGTCCTCCTTCTTTAAAGTCATCAGATCTTCAATGCTGACATTGTCTATGCAATGTTGCAATCTACTTTCAGGTATCATTCTGCTTCCCTGGTTGTATCCTTTTATTGATTCTCCATTTCTCTTCTTGTAATTACTTATTCTATTCATGAAATTACTTAATTCTTCTACAGATGCGGTTTTAATTTCATGTAGATTTCCGTTTTTGTCCCATACCTGCCGATAAAATAATCTGACCTTTGCCATCAATACCACTTCTCAATTTCTTCCTTGTACATGCCAATTCTTCTATCTTCCCAGTCAAATTTATAATATTTACATTTGCACTGCAGTCTCGAAAGAAGCTTGTTGCTTCCAAGAATTTTAAGAAATTCTTCCATCTGCTTATCAGTGAGATTAGTGTTTATTATTACCGACTTTTTCTCCCTGAAAATGAAATCAATTATGAAATATAAATTTTGTTTTCCCCAGTCCTTTATGGATTCATTTCCTAGATCCTCAATTATTATCAGTTCAGCTTTTCCTAATCTGTCCCGAAGAAATGATGTGGCCGTTTTTTCTCCGAAAGTCTCAATTATTTCATCAAACAGTGTCATTATACTTGTCTTGAATATAATGAAATCATCTTTCAGTCTGTTATAAATGCAGTTAGTATAATAGCTTTTTCCAGCTCCTACTTCTCCACTTATGTAAATTCCGAGACCCTCATGTTTAAAATTTGCAAAATTTTCGCAGAATCTCTCAAATGACTTTTTATATGCTTTTTCTATCCTGCTCTTTGCATAAGAGCTTTCAAAACTGCATTTATAATCATCTTCACACATCATTTTTTCAGATAGCCTTTTATATTTTGCTATATCTTCTTTCCTCTGTTTTCCCCTGATGTCAACTGTTTCAACAGAGCTAGTTCCAGTTTTTACCGTCACCGGTTCTGTCCGCCTTTTGATTATGCTTGTCATTTTTTGATCGATAAGCTTTTTTATATCCGTTACTTCCGTTTCCATCATTTCCCTCCTTCAGTGGATATATATCCTGCCAATTATTTAGTATTGACTGTTCAAGAATTTTTATAGCCAGTTCTTCATTATTTTCATCAGTCAGCTTCTTAAGCTTATTCAAGAGTATCTTTTCTGCTCTTTCTGTCATTGGTTTTTTAATGTTTTTTCTCATATTCTTAAAGTCAGAATATGTTTCCAAAAACTTTTCGCCCTTATATATATATTCTTTTATTACTATTATTCTTTTATTATTAGTATTCTTTCTTTTATATAGGGACGGATTATCCAACTTTGGGTTTTCCAACTTTGGGTTTTCCGTCTCAGGCTTTTCCAAAGACGGGTTTTCCAACTTTGGGTTTTGAAGATAATCTTTTATATTATTTTGCTGACTGTCCTCAAAAATATAATATGTCAATGAACCGTCACTGTTTTTCTGACGGCTGATATATTTATTTTCCACCAGTTCTTTTAATCCATTTCTTACAGAATCCCGACCGTCAGTTGAATTTTTTGCTATTTCAGCACTCTTGTATTTCCAGCCTGCAGGTCTTGACAGCATATAAATTAATAATCCCTTTGCTTTCCATGACAGTTTTTCATCAAGAATGAGATTGTTATGTACTGTCGTAAAATTATCCTTCTTCTTTATAACTGTCTTCATTTTTCTCACCTTCCAAAAATTTTATTACGGCATCAACTGTTTCTTCAGCTCTCAGCATTGCCATGAATATTTCTTTGCAAATGTATGTGTCATATTCACTGCCGTGCCATTGGCTCCTGTCAAGTTTTATGCTATAAAATTCCGCTGTTTCCATAAGACTCGGATACTTGTATCTGCCTTCTATTCCTGATTCTTTTTTTACAATATTAATATTTGATTTTTGAGTACAGAATTTATATTTCAGTTCAAATGGTAAAAATTTCGAATCAAAATTTATATTATGTGCTACAAAATATTCAGTATCACTGCAAAATTTTTTAAATCCATCATCTTTTTCAAAATGCTTTGGATAATCCGCTCCCTGTCTTTTAAAATTTATTTTTTCATCAGTCAATTTATTGATTTTAATAGCCGCTTCATTAATTTCTTCATTTTTATTTCTAAAATAAAATCTATTGAATTTTTTTACTTCTTTACAACATTTCAACTCTAAATCAACTAAAATTTTTATTGCTGAAATTGACAGTACTGAACAGTCATTCAGTCCATTTGTTTCAGTATCAAAGACTATTACATTTTTCTGCATTTTCTCACTTTTCCTTTCTAAAACGGAAAATCTTCTTCATCTTGATTTTCTGTTTCATTTTTTATATGACTGTTGATAATATTTGTTCCATTTTCAAGTTCTCTTTTTTCTCTCATTTTATTTTCGTTTATGAAATTCTTTTTCCAAATTTCAAATGTTTCTGCATTTTCAACTTTATCAATGATTTCCTGTGTTGTTTTGCCTGTTTTTGTATTATAAAATCCTCTCAGCTGATATTCATTAAAATAATTGATTTCTCCAGTTGATGTGTTGACTACCTCATTCATTCCTAAAAACGATAGAAATACCCCTATTTTTCTGTTTTGAAGCATCGGAAATATTTCCTTGTCTTCTTCATCGGTTTCCGTTTTTAAATTTTCAAATTTGATTTTTAATAAGTATATTAACTGATTTAAATGCTTAGTATTAAAAAGCTGCTCCTCACCTTTCTTATTCTTATAAAAAATAGGTATTCTGGCAGTTCTTTCATCTGTAATGGACTTTAATGTCAAAATGAGAGCTTCTGCTTTATTCTGACTTGAAATAAATAATTCAGCTCTCTCAATTTTACATTCATAACATCCACTTTCCTTTATTCCTGCTCCAGGTAAATTTTTCTCCCTCAACTGTTCCTGATTTTCAGTCCACATTCTTTTTCCTCCTGTTTTTCCATGCTATAAAGTTTTTGTATTTTATAAATTCAACATCCCATAGTGATATTTTATTATTGTCTATAATTATAAAAGGATATTTTATTTCAAAATTTTTAACATTAATATACTCAACTGAACCATACCCATAATCCAATATTATTCTTTTCATTTTTCACTTCCTGTGGTATAATTAGTTGCATTCAAATTTTAGTCGTTGTTACCAGCAACGGCTTTTTTATTTTCTGTTTTCATATTTATTCTCCCGTACAGTCATTGAATTCAGCTAGTACATATCCGTATTTTAATATCATGTTAATAGCGTCTTCAATATTATCAAAAGTTTCAAAATGTTCTTTTGCCATCTTTTTTGTAAATCTAATTTCAGGCAAGAAGTCATGTGAACCATCACTCTGTATATAGTAGACTTGATACATTATTTCTTGCTGATCATTTATTATTTTGTCTATTGATGCCTTCTTCATCTAATCCCACTCCGCTTCTTTAAAATAAACGTAAGTGACTGCCACAAGGGCTATCCATAATCCGTGTACAACTATTTTAACAATAAAATCTTCCGTAAACGCTTTTGATTGATTCAGCGTAAGTGCAGTTATGAATATTCCATACCACAATAAAGTTTTTTTGAATCTACTTGTCATTTTTCATTCCTCCTATTTATTCTTTTATTCCATTTTTTCTGAGATAATTAAACATCTCATTTTCAGTATCAAATATTTCTGATGCCTCTTCATCATCTTCGTCATACCACTCGACGAAGTATTTCCCAAATCTGATACTTTTACCCCAGTCTTTTAAAAGACATCCTCTATTATGAATGTACTTGTAATCCTTAGTCATTTCTATCACCTTTTTCTTCTCTCAAAAACCTTTCATAACTCATTCCCATATATCGCTCAACTTGTATACGTGGAATATGATAGTCCCATGAGCCTCTTGGTTTTGTTGTTGTCGGTTGTACTGTCTGTATTGCAGTACCAAATTTAAAATTACCTCTCTGCAGTCCAATTCTTACCGCCTGTGCAGATTTTCCAATAAAGTCTGCACACTCTTTTATTGTTAGAGTATTTTTCATTTTTATCACTCTCTTTTCTTTATTGGTTTATAATTTCTAAAATTTCAAAATCCATCAATGAAATCATAACTTTCTTTTTTGACATTTTTGTTTTACAATCATAGGAGTATTTTATCTTTATTTCATCTACTCCTATGATTACTTTGTCATCTATAAATATCTTCAATGGTATTCCTTGAGGATTTTTTATAATTTTTATTTTGTGTTTTTCCATTTTTTCTCCTCTTATTTTTTGTAGATTTATTTTCTACTTATTGTTTAAAAAAAATATTTTCTTTCTCTCTTAATGAATTTATTGATAATATTGTACAAAGTTTTTGAATTTCCTCTGCTTTGAATTCTGATTTATTACTGATTTTCAATGATAAAGCATAATATGTTAATCCTAATTGTGATGCAATTGAATTCAATTTTAGCCCTTTTTCTTCTATTTTACTCCTCAATAATTCTGTATCTGTCATTTAATTTCACCTCTCTTTTTTTGTTGATTTTTTTTCTACAAACTCAATATATCACGTAGTAGAATTTTTGTCAACTTTTTTTTATAAAAATATCAAAAAAAGTTGATTTTCAATCTATTATGTGGTATATATAATTATAAGAACTTAGGAGGATTTTTATGGGAATAGGTGAAAAAATAAAAAAAAGACGGGAGGAATTGGGATATACTCAAGAGGAATTAGCTAAGAAAATGGGATATAAAAGCAGATCTTCCATTAATAAAATTGAAGTTGGTATTAATGATGTTGCTCAATCTAAAATAGTAGAATTTGCTAAAATTTTAAAAACTACTCCTGCATATTTAATGGGATGGGAAAAACACGATACCGAAACAAAAAAATCCGAACGTGATTTAATGATTGAAAAATATCAGCTAACCCCTGAAGAATTAGCTGAATATGATAGAATTATGAAATTAAGCATAGAAATGAACACTTTAATGTTTCAGAGCAACAATATTGAACTAGAAACGGCTGATAAGGAAGAAATGGATTATGAACTATCAGAAACTTTAAAAAAAGCTTTTATCAGTTCATTAATAACCAAACGTAAAAAAGAAAAAAAGGAGTAGTATGAAATACAGAAATATGATAAAAAAAGCGGTTAATGAATCCGGCGCTGCATCGCCTGAAAAATTATGTAAATATTTAGGTATTAAAATTTATTATACTAAAATGAATTTTATGGGTTTCATTGTAAGAATAAATAAAATAATACACATTTTTATTAATTCTGCTCTTTCAAAAATAATAAGGGATATTGTAATATTGCATGAATTAGGTCACTATTTTTTGCATCCAATAGATGATTTTTTATTAATGAAAGATAGATTTCTTTTTACTGAAAACATAATGGAAAATGAAGCTAATTCATTTGCTATAACTGCTTTCAGTTTTCTAAATAATACATATGACTATATTTCAGAAAATGATTTAAATATTTTGGAAAAATTAAAAACATATGCTTAAAATAAAGAAAAAATAAAGGAGTTGAGTAAAATGGCACAAAATAAAGTTATTGCTGGTGCATACCAAGGGAAAATGGTAGGTCAAACATTTGGAAACGCATATCTTCAAACCAGTTTTTTAAAAACTGTTTTTCTTAAAGATATTGTTGTTAATTATGAGGTCTTAGATTCTGATAGCAAAAAGTCTATGTCAAGCGCATTATTGAGAGGTGGATTAGGAGTTGCTTTATTAGGCCCTGTTGGTTTGTTAGCTGGATTAAGTGCAAAGAATAAGAATAGTAAAATTATTGCTTTAAAATTTAATGATGGACAAGAATGTGTTGTCGATGTAGATGATAAAGTTTTTAAAGCAATACTCAAATCACTTACTGGAATTAAATCAAATTTTGGTGATGATAAAGATAATGATAAACAACAATTGGAAGATGAGGCTAATAATTCTTCACAAGCAGATGAAATTCTGAAATTTAAAAATTTATTAGATCAAGGAATTATTTCCGAAGAAGAATTTAAAACAAAGAAAAAACAATTACTAAATTTATAAAAAATTTAATATAGGAGGAAAAGTTTATGAGAAACAAAAAAGTATTTTTAGCAATTTTATTAGGAGGAGTTATTCTATCATTACCTACAATAGGAGCAACAAAGAAAAAATCTTCCGGAAATTCAACCGTTTATTTCAAAAGTTGTAAAGCTGCAAAAGCTGCAGGATATTCTGATATTAAAAAAGGAGAACCAGGGTATAGTACCAATCTCGACAGAGATGGTGACGGGATTGCCTGCGAATCGAAATAATGTTTAATAAGTAAAAAAAGGCCCTACTGCAAATAGGACCTTAATATAAGTGATATACTTACATCTCGCAAATTAAGTATATCACACAAAACCGACATTTTCAACAAAGGAGTGTGATTTTTTTATGCGAAAACCGAACGGCTATGGAACAGTAGCAAAATTAAGTGGAAAAAGGAGAAGACCGTTTGCAGTAAGGATTACCGCGGGTTATACGGACGAAGGAAAACAGATATATAAGTACCTCGGATATTATGCTACAAGGAAAGAGGCAGAATATCAGCTTTCACTTTACAATGCGAATCCGTATGACATTAATTTGAAAAATCTAACTTTTAAGGATGTCTATAAAAGATTTTACGATGTAAAGAAAAATACTGGAACAAGTGAAAAAAGACTGAAAGCATACGAATCATTCTTTAAGAAACTTGTACCGCTTCATAATATTAAAATGGTAGACATTAAAACTCCACATCTGCAGACATTATTTGACACATTTACTGAATTTTCTCCGCTATATGTCCGTGAAATCAAGTCTTTCACAGGATTTATTTACAAGTACGCGATGGAAATTGATGTACTTGACAAGGATTATACGAAATTTCTTAAACTTAGAAAATTTAAGAAGCAGAGAAAAAATAGCATATTTACTGCAGAAGAACAACAAAAATTGTGGGAAAACATTAAAATACTTCCAGGAGCAGATATTCTTTTAATACTAATCTATACAGGGTTTAGAGTAAACGAACTTCTATCTGTGAAAAAAGAAAAAATAGATCTGGAAAACTGGACTGTGACGTCAGGATCTAAAACAGACGCAGGAAAGGAAAGAGTAGTTCCGATACATCACAGGATACAGACTCTGATTATCAGATATATGCAGACGGACGGTGAGTATTTGATTCCAAACCACAACTTTAAATCTCATATGAACTATTCCAGTTTCAGAAGATATTTTTCTCAAATTTTAGAAAAACTGGAAATGGATCATACGATACACGATACAAGATACACATTCATTACATCTCTGCGAGAAGTGACTGACAATAATGCTGCTATTACAAGCATTGTCGGACACACTAATATACAGATGACGGATAAATATACTTTAACTAATATACAAAAAATGAGACAGGAAATAGACAAAATA